ACGAGGATTAACAAAATTGAGTCCTCGGTAAATCTACTCTGATTGACTTGGAAGCCCTTCAGAGGGTGACAAGGCGGAAGGATTTATAGATTTATGAATATTTAGAGAACGAAGTTGAAAATGAAGTTGATGACGAAGATCGAGAATTTCTTGAGTGGGCTTAGGATAAACAACTCCTTTGCTCGGCTTTATGTACGTTTTTCTCATCTTTATCATGATTTCGCAGTGTTTCTTTTTGATTCGAAGATAAGGGAGAATCTTTGGAAGAAGTTTGTCCAGAGCTATTCCTGTGAGATTGGCCTCATAGACATCTCTTCGATTAAGGTGTTTTCTTTTTTTAGAAACAACCTTTTTCCAAAATGTGATGCCCAGAAAAGCAGAGAGCCATTCCATTATTTCGACATCAACAGAAGCGAATTTAAGAACGGTTCGGTGATGGATTTTATTTTTACTAGGGGATTTTACCGTATCAATGTAAAAGCACCCGTCTCCGTCAATGTAGCCAGCAAGATATGCGAAACTCAATTCTTCAAACACGTCAACTCCTTTTCTATAGTATGCATGAGTGTATAATATAAATCTACCGTGAACGACTAAGTGAGTAGACACCGAAAGGTGATGCGATAGTCTGAACACTGCGAATAAATGAAGGCAGTGAGGAAAGGCCGAAGAGCTTTTCCCGCCTAGAAATAGGTCATAAAAGTAACAGATTGCCAGTTTTGAATAGCGCAGCGGCTCGTCTTGGCCAGTCTCTCCGTGAGACTCAAGACGCTCTGCAAAGAGACAACTTAGAGTCTTCTGCGTCAAACATCAACTGCGTAGGCGGAACGAACGGCGACATCCCAACCGAGATGACAATCACGGATGTGGATGATGTCTTTACCGTCCTCCAAAACAACTCAGGCGAGTACATCACGAACATCGTGGAAGCCGAGTTGCGTTTTGGCACATCACCAATAGGCGATGCCTACGGGTGCATGCTGACGACTCGCATGATTCCGGTTCTCTACAACATGAGCGGATTCATCAAGAAGTTCCAGTACCCAAACATATCTCAGACTTTGAGCGTTGAGATAGGCGGAGCGAACAACGTGCGCTTCTTTGCCTCTGAACAAGGTTCTGTCAGCCCCAATGCATCTTTGCTTGGAAACGACATAGCTAACTGCTTCGTGAGCGCAAAAGAGGCATACAAAGTTGTGTGGCAAGCAGGGGGTAAAGCTCGCTTTATCTATCTGCCTCCTGGATATAACAACGACCCTTGCATGCTGCGGCATACAGCGGGTTGCTCGTTCTATCAAGGGCAATGCATCACAAACGACCTCTGGATTCAAAACCTACGCTCAACAGGGATTTAAGGAGGTATTTTATGTTGCCATTTTCATTTATTGGGATGTGGACTTACACAAACCCTGCAACCGTCGTCGCAGTGAATATCCCCATGACCGATAAACCCGACTGGGTTTTCGTCAAGGATACTACCAACTGGGGCGCACAAAGCACAGCTGCCAACCCGATCTACGCCGAATGGTTTAGCTCCATGGCTGCTGGCTCTTTCTTGGCTCTTGGGCAACCAAGCTCCACAACCACGGGTGTCACCACTTATGCCTCTCAAGGCACAAGCGGGGGCTTTACCTTCATTGACCAAACGAATCCGCCTACCTTCACGAAGGTGGCTGTGACCGCGGTCAACGGAACCACGTTTGTTGTCTCCACAGGTAACACTGCGGGACTCGCTGTCGGCGATTTGGTTCGCTTAATCAATATCACCGGCGCACAGGAAATCAGTGGTTCGAACCTGTATCAAATCACGGCTATCTCGGCAAACACGAGCATCACGCTCGGCTATGCCGCTTCAGCTGTGACTGCAGGGCTCGTGATAGCCAACGGAACGACTGGATTTTACCAAAAGGTATTTCCTACTCAGTTCCTGCCGAACACGCTGCCAGTTGCTTTCATCACGCAAGCAACGCAGGCGGTCGTGTATTTCTTCAGACAAAACCCATACACACCAGGGGAACTCGTCGATTTCCAAATCCCGACGCCTTACGGCATGACCCAGTTGAGCAATTTGACTGGCAAATCGGGAAGCGGCCCATTTACGAGCAACCCAGCGGGTGCAGCTCGGGTCTTGAGTGTAACGAACTCCTCGACTGTCTCTTCGATCACGATCGACGTAGACACGACCGGATTCACTGCATTTCAGTACCCAACGTCGGCGAACTTTGCCGGCGGAGCGTCTCCTGCGGTCTGTATCCCTGCTGGATCAGGTGTTGTGCCTCTCAACGGAAGCGCAACGATCCCTGCATCGCCTCCTGGAACCAATTTGGCGGACGCCTTCGACAACAAGTCGCAGTTCGTCATGAACATTGGTACCAGCGCGGCCGGTGTAGCGAACGCAAACATGGTCGTCATGGCGTTCAAAGCAGATTTCGTCAACGGAATCACGAACGCGTAAACAAAAATGGTGGGGACGTTTAGTCCCCATTTAATTAAGGAGAAAATTTATGACAGTACCACCTGATCACAAAAAAGGATGTTGCTCTTGCCCTGGTCCACAAGGGCCACAGGGAATTCAAGGTATGCAAGGGGCACAAGGATTGCAAGGTCCTAAAGGTGCTGATGGAGCGGTAGGGCCGCAAGGGGATATCGGGCCTCAGGGACAGACAGGTCCACAAGGTCCAATAGGCGCAACGGGTTCAGTCGGTCCACAGGGTCCAATTGGTAATACCGGTGCGGCTGGTCCTATTGGTGCGACAGGCGTCATGGGTCCTCAAGGTCCTAAGGGTGCTGATGGAGCCATGGGTCCTAAAGGCCCAGCAGGATCGCAAGGTCCTCAAGGCGCTATCGGACCACAGGGAGCTCAAGGCGTTCCTGGTCCTCAAGGAATTCAAGGACTTCAGGGACCTCCTGGACTTGATTGCGATCAAGATTGCTGCCAAAAAATCTTCTGCTCGCTCTTCAGCGAAAAAGATCAGTCTCTAACTCCTAATGGCGGCGTGAAGGACTATGCGACATTTGAAAGCATAGGTCCTGTGTCTTTGCCCGCAGACTTTGATTTAACCCAAGCGGCAACTCTCGGGATCATCAAATTCTTGGTGGCCGGCGTTTATTCAATCGCATGGGATGCCAACGGGGGGCTTTCTCCTCCCTTCCCTGCTCCAGTGCCAAGTTGGGGCTTGGGTTTCTATCTAAACGGAGTCTTTTTGCCAGGTTCCTCCGTTGGGGGATTTAGCCAAAGCCCAGACGATGATGCGAATTGCCTGACCTCTGTTCAGGGATTCAAGATCAATGTCGGCGATACGCTTCAACTGAAGAATATCAGTAAGTTCCCAATTTTCTTAAAAGCAGCTCATACAGAATTAGTTGTTCCTGCTACTTGCGCATCATTTAGTGCGATTAAGATTAGCTAAATAAAAGTCCTGAGCATGACATAAAAAGGCTTACCATTTTCAACAAAGGATTTAAACCATATGGAAGTCAGAGAATTACATAAGAAACTACCCAACACCCTCCCTCCTCAAGAGCGGGACGAATTGGTTAAGAAAATGCGAAGAGAAGACGACAAAGTCCGCAAGGGCATGTTCGAGTTTCTCGACGCGCAAGGCGGATGGCTCGAGTTTGCCTATAGGAAGTATCCAGGAGAAGCGATCCAGATGATTAAGCTCGTTCATGGAGAGATATGCGATTTGACCATGGGCCTGATTAAACATTTGAACAACACGAAGCGGAAAATCCGGCGCTATTCGCTAGAAATTCCAGCAACTGGAGGCAGAGTGCCGCGCAGCTATGAAACCGTGTCTAGAGTGCGCTTTACCCCCATGGATGTTTTGTAATGTCTTCTAATTCGAGTCCGCATGTAGTTCCAGGAGGGGCAAGCAACTATGGGCCTCCCTTTGGAGCGAATTTCATCCCGAATTTGCAGTACATAACGAACATCACGCGGGCAAACCCTGCGGTCGTCACGTTCTTGGACGATACGAATTTTACCGTGGCGGAGTGGATTTCTTTTAGGGTTCCTCCGCCTAACGGCATGATTCAATTAAATAACCAAAAAGCTCAGATAATTTCATTAACGCCAAATACCGCAACAATTGCCGTAGACACGAGCAATTTTTATCCGTTTATATCAGTACAAGACCCTCAAGTCCCCTGTGTGGCTGTGCCAGCTGGCTCAGGAATCGTGCAAGGGACGACGACGGTGACATTAGAAGATGCCTTTGACAACGAGCCGACAACATGAGCACATTCGTTCCTACATATCCTCTCTTCCCGACCCTCGCTAATGCGATCACAAAGACGAGGAAGCTCACGGGCTCTAGCAATGCCTTTCAGACGACAGATAGCTACATCGTGCAGCAGATGCACAGCTTCTATGCCTATGATCTACCCGCAAAATTTCGGTCTCTGAAGCTTCAGGACGTCTATTCTTTCAATACGAACGTAGGTCAGGATACCTATCCCTTCAATAGCGAGCTCTATATTACGGTCAAGGAACCGTGTTGGTGTGCTAAACGGGAACTCCGCTGGTTCAACGATCCCTCATCCTTTTATGCCAATAATTACAACTGGCAGAGCTTTACGAACTTCGCTTTTGGCAATGGAACCACAGGCTCTACTACGGGCGTCATCACAAATATCACGCAAGCGACGAATGCTGTTGTCACATCGGCCAACCACGGGCTCGTCTCGGGCGAAACGGTCATTCTCAACAATGTCAGCGGCATGATCCAGGTCAATGGCCTTTCCTTTACGATCACGGTTCTCACGGTCAATACTTTTGAGCTCAATGTCAATTCAACCGGCTTTACGGCCTATACGAGCGGCGGCGATTGGTATACATCTCCCTATAACGGCTTCACAACGGCAGCTCCTTTCGTCGCGAGCGTAAACAACGACCCAGGGCCGCAGAACAACAGGAACCTCTTCTTCCCTCAGGGACGAGTTCAAAACATACTCATCACGGCCAATGTCATAGGGGCAAATGGCGTAGGGCAAACGCAAAACGTCACGGACGATGGCCAAGGGAATCTCATTCAAATCTTCCAGACGAGCAATAGCGGCAACCAGGAGTACGCCTGGACTTACTATCGCCAATATGCCTCAGCGACGCCTACGCAGCCTGGAAATGCCACGATCAACTACCAGACAGGGGAAATCCTAGGCTTGACCTTTGCCGAGGCCATACCCGATGGAACGCCGATCCAGATTCAATATAATCCGAAGCAGTTTTCCATTCCTCTAGCGATCCTCTTCTTCCAGAACCAATTCACGCTAGCCCCCGTCCCCGATAAGGGCTACACGGTCGAAATGACGTGCTATCGGCAGCCGATCCAAGCGCTGATAGCCGCAGATCAGGCCGGCAATCCCGAACTCTCCGAGTGGTGGGAAATCCTCGCCGTAGGGGCCGCTAAGAAAATCTTCGAGGAGCGCCTAGACAGCGATGGAGTCATATTCATCGATAAGATGCTGAAGGAGCGCTACGACATCATCGAGACGAGAACGTATGCCCAGATAGGGCAAGAAAGCATCAACACAATCTACAGCGACCAGCTCAAGTATCAGTGGGGTTCCGGTGGTTTAGCACCCTTTGGATCGATATGAAGCATGACAAGAAAGTGAAGAGAACGGAATTCGATGAACGCCTGCGAAAGGACAACAAAAAGAAATTGAAACCGCTACCGAACAAGCCGATACCCCTAGGAGTGGGCCCGTTTGTTGGGAGGCATACAACAGGATGACTTACATGGCCGTGATCAAAGGAAAAGAAAAAGTACTGAAAAAACCTCTCTCAGCTGCGAAAGCCAAGCTGAGTAAGAAGGCAAAAAAAGAGTTGAGAAATCCTAGGCCAGAACAGCCTATTTCCACGGTAGCCGTGAGTTAAGGAGAGATTATGCCAATACCTACCTACACACCAGGATACCCGCCAGATGGCTCCTCTCTAGGCCAGACTAAGGCCACGATCAGGAACAACCTCGACGGAACCTTTGAGACACTGAATGTCGATCACGTGAACAACAACGGGCAGCCTGGGTCAAATCCTGCTGGCTACCACACGGTCGTACACGAGGTCACACAGACGAGCGTCTCGACAGTCTCAGGAGTGAATCAAATCTTTTCTGGAGTCCCTGGGGTTTTGCAAGTAAATGCTGTCACAACTCCTGCCGTTCCTCCTGGAGGAGATACACAGCTTTATTCCCTGAGCGGTAGCGGCATTCTTTCTCAATTGACGGGAGGAAGTCGTACTGGGAACGGTTATATGTGGCTAGGACAAGTCCTCTTGCAATGGGGTACTCAAAACCTGACCAATTCAGCGACACAGCGATCGACGGTCAACTATGCTACGGCCAATATTAACTTTCCGAATTTCGCTCTGGCTGTTTACGCAACGCTCATATGCAAGGCTGGGGGAACTTCTTCTTCTCAAAACACACTCTCTCTCGTAGCTGGGACATTTACCAATACTGGTTTCCAATATCAATACTCTGGCAGCGGAGGAGGGGATTTCCCAGGCTTCTTCTGGCTAGCAATAGGATATTAAATGAGCTCAGGGTTTCATCAGGTTCTTATCGGAGGATACCCCTCGGGCGGTCTTACCCAGGATCGGAAACCTGCGCTCTTAGCTAATGAAGCTTTTTCAACCATAGACAATGCCTACGTGTTTCGCGAGAGAACAAAGAAGCGCGATGGTGAAGTTCCCGTAGGTCGTCTTCAACGCTCTGTGACCGTGACAGCTGTTGCCTTAACCGCAGGCAGCGTCAATCTTAAAACTGCGCTTTCTTTAGGCTCTTCGGCCTCTATAGTTCCTGGAAGTATCCATGTGACGGGAAGTGTTGATGGCACTCTTTATACCGATCCAGGAATGGCCGGTGTACTTGTTGCCACAGGAGGCACGGGAACCGGAGGAACGATCAACTATGCAACAGGCGTTCTTACTATAACCGGAGGTGGGGCTGAAACAATAACCGGAACAATACAAGAATTCCCTGGTCTTCCCGTCATGGGAATCCTCAAGAGAGACGTAGCGACCTTGGGTATCGATGCGACCGTCTTCTTCGATACGAAATTCGCCTATCAATTTGTCAATGGCTTTCAAGAGCTTGCCCCTGGAACTACTTGGTCAGGGACGAACACGGACTTTTTCTGGGCGGCAAACTATCAGGGAGCGACCCCCAATCTAAGATACTTTTTCGTCACGAACGACAATATTACGCTAGGAGCATCGACGCCCTACGATCCGATCCGCTATTATAATAATAGCACATGGATCGATCTACAGCCTCAATTAGATGCCGTCCCTAATTATCTTTATCAAGCTCTCATCGTTATTCCTTATTACGGAAGACTGCTAGCTCTAAACACTTGGGAAGGGCCGAAAAACGGAGGCAACTTTGATGCGTCGGTAGCCGTCAACTACTTTGCCCGTTGCCGCTTCAGTCAGATTGGCGATCCCACGGATCAAACTCACGGATGGCGCTCCGACGAATTCGGTCGGGGAGGATTCCTCGATGCTCCTACGAACGAAGCGATCGTCAGCTGCGCCTTTTTCAGGAACACGCTGATTGTCTTCTTCGAGTATTCCACGTGGCAGTTGAGGTACATAGGCGAGTACGGCCTTCCCTTCATCTGGGAGCGTATTTCCTCTGATTTCGGCTCCGTTTCTACATTCAGCTCCATTATTTTCGACCAGGGCATCATGACCGTGAGCGACAGGGGCATTATCCAAGCCAATGCGGCTAGCGCAACGCGCCTCGATGAGCAAATCCCCGAGCAAGCCTTTAGCTTCGAGATACAGAGTAGTGCGCCTAACTTTGTCCACGGGGTGAGGGATTTTGAAAAAGAACTCGTCTATTGGAACTATCTCGATACGTCGAATGCCTCTACCACCCAGAGCTATCCCAATGAAGTCCTCATATTCAACTATCGCAACAACACATGGGCAAAGAACAGGGATACCATCACTTGCTTCGGGACATCGCAATTCCAGTTCGGCATCACATGGGACAGCCTCACGACCTTTTGGGAGAGCAATGTCACATGGGACAACGTCGATGACCAGCAGTATGTCGATTATGTCACGCTCGGAACGCAGCAGGGCTTTATCAACATTTATCAGAATCCCGATGCCGAGACTCCTCAGGGCTCGCCAACGCTCTACGCCCAAACCATGGCAATATCGGCTTTTAACTTTGGCGTTAACCCTACGCAGGTCACGATCACAAGTCATAATCTTGCGAATGGGGAAATCATCTATATCCAGAACACGCTGTGGTCTGGCGGTAGCGGCGATCCTGGATTTAACAATGTCATATTCAGCGTAACGATTGTCGATGCCAATACGGTCACGCTTTCGACCTGGAATTTCACTACTCAGAGCTACGATGCGGTCAATTTGTCGGCAGGAGGCGCTACCTACATAGGCGGCGGCATTGTGACGCTTTTCCCCAAGATGAACATTCAGGGCAAGGATTTCAATCCGTTCCAGGGCTCAGGCAAGCAATTCAAGCTCTCCTTCATCGATTTCCAAATGGATGCAAACATGCTCTCCCCTGCGATAGCCGCCACAACGATTCAGCTTTTCGTGAATTCCTACCTCGGAGAGCAGGCGAATCTGATCGCAACCAATCAGGAGCTCCTCAATAGCTCCCAAGCGTCCGGTTTTATCACGGGAGCCACAAAGGCCAACCCATGTCAGATCACGAGCCCAGATCACAGCCTCATAAGCGGAACTCTCATCTATATCGCAAACGTGAAGGGCATGACGCAACTCAACGCCGCTATCTACACGATCACGGTCGTCGATGCGAATCACTTTACCCTCAACGGCATTGACTCCACGGGCTTCAGCACCTACACGACGGGCGGCATCTGGAATACGACTCCTGTCAATGGGCAGACGTATATTCCTGGCTCGGAATATGCCTGGTACCGCTTCTATAGCACGCAATTTGGCCAATATCTTCGCATCGGCCTGACCTATGACGACAACCTCATGAATCAACTCGCTACCCATCAAAGCCCCATGGAATTGAACGCTATGAACGTCTGGTTTAGAGAGGGGGGCCGCTTAATCAACTGATTATCGGCAATTGCCTTTTAGGAAAAAGTTTTTCTCAAAAGGCAAAGCATATGGAAGACATATAGGAAACATATATGACCGCATCGAGCAACAACCCAGTCAACACAAACCAATTGCCGGTTTCGCTCGATGTCAATCCCGATGACAAGGGCTTTGGAGAAACGCTCGTTTCCTATTTGCGTCGCACAGCCAATGCCGTCAATACGAAGGAGAGCGGCCTATTTCTTTTGCAGGAGAACGCCAACTTTGAGCAATGGTACACGATCGGAAACCCAGGGCAGAACCGCACGGCCTATCGGACTACGCTTGATTTTGTCTTCCTCAACGGCGGCAACATCCCAGTAGGAACAACAACGATAACGCTCACGAGCTCAACGCAGCCTCCAGCGATCAAGGGCTATCTTTTTCCCGTACAAGGCTTTGGAGCTGCAATTGACACAGCAGGAAACTCTTACTTTTTAAATGAAATGGGAATTTTTGTTAGGTACAACAATTCGACAAATACATTCTTTATCCAAAACAATATAGGTGTGGCCCTAACGTGGTGTGTTTTTGTTGTCGAGTACTTAAAAAACTAGAGAGGAATTATGGCAGGATTCAGCGAGTGGCTTTTCGGAAGCCCAGACAAATTGAAAAAGGTAGACACGGGAACGGCCCAGCAGAAGGCACTGCATAACAACATTCTTTCCCAAGCCATGGGCATGACGCAGGGCGGAGGAGGATATCAAAATGCTCAGGATTATTATAACAGTCTGTTTCAACCTGGTAATCAGGCCTATGAAAACTTTGCTGCCCCTTTCATGAATCAATTCCAAGAGCAAACTCTGCCTCGAATAGCCGAGCAGTTTGCTGGGGCTGGAGCCCTTTCCTCAAGCGGCTTTGGTCAGGCTCTAGGCGGAGCTGCCTCCGGTCTTCAAGCACAACTTGCGCAGCTCTTCGCCTCTTTGCAATCGGATGCGGCTAGGCAGCAAACCAATCAATTCAACCAACTGAGCCAAACGGGTCTCAACTATCAGCCCTTTGCCTATCAAAATATTCCAGGATCGCAGGGTATGCTCGGCCCCGCTCTTGCAGGAATTGGTAGCGCCTTTGGAGCCCCCCTACTAGGGCAACTAGCAGGCATGGCAGGTACAGGGATAGCAAATCTATTCAAAAAGCCTCAAAAAGGAACTCAGCTAGCCCAAGGGCCAGGCGGTCTATATCCGACCACGGGCAACTATAATCCTTACACAGGGGGAATAAGCTAATGGTACAGATAATACAAGGCACGAATCCTCAAGGAAAACTTTCCGAAATGCTCGGCATGAGCTTAGGCGAAGGCATAGGCAATGGTCTTAACACATACTTTGCAAACAGAAGTCTCGAAAGCGTTCTTAAGGATAAGTCTCTCGAAGGCGCTCCTCAATCCAAGAAACTGGAAGCTTTACGCTCTGCTCTGAGTCCCTATGGAGAGAAGGGGCAAGAAATCCTTCAACAGCGCATGGCAATAGAGCAGCAGGAAATGAACGAAATTCAGCAAGACGTTCTAGGACGCGTTGTAGCGGGCGAAAAGCCCTCGGCCAAGGACTTAGCCCGTCTCAGCCCAGAAAACCAAATTAAGGTACTAGAATTGCAAAAACGGCAAGGTTTGGGTCGGAGTATCTACGAAAGCCTCGTAAAAGCTGGGTATCCTGAAGAAACGGCGAAGCTCTGGCAGGGTCAAATGGAAAATGCTCCGGTAGGCGGCCAGTCAGATGTCATTAAGAACGTCAACGACCTTATCAAGCGCTCGAAGGCTGGCAAAGGCATGGGACAGCCTGGAGAGACGAAAGAAGTTGCGAAGCCCAGCATCGAAATCCCAGGAACCAACATGGGAGGATTAGAGCTAGACTTCCCAGAATTACCAGAACCTGAAGGCATGACACCTTCCGATGTCGTAAAGCAGAATGAATACCGCGAGAAGACGAACATTCCTCTCTATAATGATGCTGTCGATCGCCTCAATGCCCTCGATGACGAATACCGCGAGGTAAAGCATTTGCAGGACTTGAATGAGATTCCAGGGGCTCTTCCCTCCGGAGCTCAACTCTGGAACGTCGATTGGGAAAACGGAGACTTGCGCGTCAAATGGCTTGCAAGTCCCGAAGCCCAAGACTATGCAAAGACGATCGCGCGCATGGCTAGAAGGGCAAAGGATTTCTTCCCAGGTCGAGTCACGAACTTCGACTTGGATCAATTCAAACAGGGTTTCCCTACGCTTGCAAATAGCGCAGAAGGTCGAAAGATCATCGCCGAACAGCTTGCGTTAGGAAATCGCATTGCCTACCTCAAGGATGAAACGTTCAAAGCCGCCATGGATCACTATGGCTCTGGCGCTGATCCTGTTCAGGTGAAGAAGTACGCTACGGAGAATTATCGACGTCTCAAGAATCAACTCGAGAATCAGCTGAAGGAAGTTAATGCAAGGGCTAGAGCGAAGGTTAGTCAAG